AGTAGTTTGAAAATCTTCATATTCCAATTTATATCCTAATTCTTTAGCATATTTGTAACAGAATAATTCTAATTTACTTTTAAATCTTAACCCATCATAACTACATTCTGTAGCATTTCTTACTTTTTTATTGCCTTTCACATAGCTCTTAAATTTCATTTAGTTTAATTTTTGTAACAAATTTATTAAATATTCAGAACTAGTATGTTTATGCCTTTTTTCTATAACACTTAACATCTTTTGTTCCTGTACTTTAGTTCTCTTAACTCTATCTGCTATCTCTTCTGCTTTTCTAACTTGCGGTAAAGTTCTTTTAGCTAAAGCTTTCTGATAGTCCATTATATAGTCTTTGTATTTCCCCATATTATACTATTTAGTTATTATTGGGTCTAGTAACTTCTTAAACTCAAGTAAGCCAAACTTCTTTGAGAAATCACTTGGGTCTTTGGGTGTTCCATCTGGGTTATAAAAATACGGTAAATTATATTTTTCACCGTATTTTTGTGCATTAACTACACCTGTATTAGTAGGTTTATCCCAATCATTGTTATACCAGATAATTATATTGGTCCATCTTTCTTTCATTTTGCTAAACCATTCTTCAGGTACAAAAGCACTTTCTGCATTAGGAGCTACTCCATGAATAGCCTTACCCGGAAACATATTATCTAACTGCATTCTCCAGAATATACCTGCATCCTTTTTACTACTAGTAATGAATAAGTAATCTCCAGATTTAGGAGCCACGTCTACTAGTTGGACAATACTATTGTCTACGTTAGAAAACCATTTGTATTCATGTCTTAAAGGAAAGTATAGTTTTCTTTGCATTCTACCATCATGCCAATAGTATTCATAAGAAAAAGCAAGTTCATCAGATTTAACTTTCCACATATACCCATTAATCCAATAATGACTAATGGACTCTGTTTTACTTTCTTTTAACATCCTTTCTGTCCAATAGAAACTTCCCCAATATTCTAAATCCTGTTTTGTAAAATCCCTTTTCTTTTTTTGTATGGTTGCATGGGATTTTTCCTTAAAATCTATTTTTGGATTAATTTTAGGGATGGTTTTTAAGAGTTCTCCTGTGAACTGGGTAGTAACACTTAGATTAAGGTTGAAGTCCTCATTTAGCTTTAAAAGAGCCTCTATGAAGGTAAGATTAAATTTCCTCATTACATAGTCCACTGCTCTATAACTACCTTCTCCGAAGTCAGTATAAAGTAAATCTCCTTTTATTTGAGATATGCAGCAGGATGGATTAGTATCATCTGGTCTTAAATCACTTTTAAATTTCTTATTTACTTCTTGGAAGTTCTCACAATAAGCTTTAAATACATCATAAGAACTTATTTTCTTAAATATATTTTCTTTAGTTAAATCATCTTTAAATCCATACATTTAATGTAATTTAAAAATCCTAGTAGGAATATTACCCTACTAGGATTATATAATTAGTACTGATTACTAAAACTGAGGTGCTCCAACTGTACCTTCAGGAATAAAATCATTTCCTGTAGGATCTGCATCTGGTTTTACATCGGCACTTACAACATTATCATATTTAGTAATCTGTAGTTTAGTCTGATTAGCAGGTACTGTAATATCTTCAAATATGGGAGCATATGCTGGAAGAGTTGGAAAATCATCTTTATTAAGAATAACCTTAATCCTTAGTTCTTTATTTGCATATTTCTCTCCAATATCTCTAATTACTATATTGCATAGACTTTTAAAATCTGTTACTCCCTGTGGCTTATAAGATTCTCCTAAAAACCTACGAGAAAGATTAGCAATAACCTTATTAAACTTCTCCACTGCTTTCTTCAAATCAGCCTCATTCTTTACATATGTTCCATCTACATTAGGCTCAAACCATCTTCTATTTGCTGTCTTACCAAACTTATCTTCAACAACTACTTCAAAATAGGCATTCTTATCTCCTTCTGCATCTACAAATTTTATCTCTTTTACAAATCTTCCTTCTGCAATTGCAGTTTCAGGAGTTACGTCAATAAATTTACTTCCACCTACTTCTGAGGTATTCTCATCAAATCCGTAGCTTGTTGCTGTACTCATAAAATTAATTGTTTTTATTGTTATTAAATTAGTTACAAAAAATAGTGAGGCTCCCCCACTCCTCACTGTGTTAGCCTAAAGTCTTGTCTTTTAATATTACTGGTAGACCACACCCCGCCACTGGCTAAATTGTCCTCCTCCTATAAATAGGATTAACGTTGGAGGGGTTTTAAGTAATGATACTCCCGACTTTAGCCTAGAGTATCTGTGTAAGCAGTCTTCACATATAAATGTGCTGTAAAAAGGTCTTACACGGCTAACTAGAATTAGGTGCGCATCCTATCTAGCGTGCTCATCCTGCGTATACTGGTATCAAAATTGTTACTCCAGCAGAGGCTATGATGGCTCTATATCCCAGTTTCAAAACTATAATCAGGAGGCATACTACCTGGATGAGTGGTAGGAACATCTGCTTCCTCAACTAATTCAATCCCTATAGAATACTTAGCTTTCTTAACACCTTTTAATTTAGGATTAGCCCATAAAGTTTTAGCTTCTCTAGGATTAAGTTCATAATACTCATTAATCTCTTTCCTGCTTTTACCTTCTTCTAACATTGCTAGAATGTCCTGTAATACAATTTTTCTCTTTTCTGACATATTATTTATTATTTATTATTTTACAAATTCTAATATCTTTTCTAATACAAAATTACTATCATTTGGAATTTGATATATCCCTTCTCCAAATATATCTGGTGGACATTTAGAACTAGAATTATCTAAAGCCATATCAAACCATGCTTCTACTTTTTTATCATCTGTAAGTTTTCTATCAGCGTATAATACTAAAGAGAATTCTTTTTCTACAGTGCCTTCCCACGCTTTACCCTGAGTTTTAACCCTTCTTTCTTTAGCTCCTCCCTCATCCTGTATCCACTCATAGTGAGCAGTAAGAAACACCTCTTTCTCTACATTTTTAACAGCTGCTAAGAATTTGGCGACCAGTTCGTTATAGTAATTCCAAATATCAAAACCTTTTTTAGTTGCTTTAGCTTCTGCTAAAAATAAATCAAATACCGCACTTAAACTATCTATTACAATACAATCTATTTCTTTATTATCATTATAAGCTTTTAAAGCAGCAAATACCCCTCCTGTAGCAAATGGTTTACCGTGATATTTAAAATTTCCTTTAAATGGTAAAGGTTTGTTCTCTACATTTATAAATCCAGTAGTTTCTCTGTTCATATTTCTAAAACTATATGTTTTTCCTTTACCAGATTGACTTACCAGTAATACTTTATAATAGTCTCTACTCATAGTTTATCTACTATCTCCATTTCCATTAACTAAATATTCCTAAGAAATTCTTCTAAAAGAGCTATATCCTCTTTCTTAGCCTCAATTGATTTATTAAGTCTTTCTATTTTTTCTTTATAAGCCTCTTCTACATCCTTAATTTCTTGTTCTTGAGCCAGAATAAGATTTTTCTTATCCTGCAATCCTTTAATGAATACATGTACGTATTCATCCATTTTATCAGAAGTTTCTAACCTTTTAACATCGACTTCAAGAAAAGCATTAGAATAATTTTCTTTAAGTGTGTCTAGAATAGCCTCTCCATCTACTAATTTATCTGCAAGTTGTATTTCTATGCTTTCAATCTCTCTCTCTTTGTCCCCAATCCACCTTTTCATATTACGAATAGTTCTTTTTAGTTCAGTGTGTAGTTTACCACCAAACCTACCAATCATACCTTCTTCATTAGAATCAATGTAGGACATTACCTTTTGTGCCCAAGAGGCATCAGTCATCCTTTTTGTTGCCATAATTGTAATTTAATTTATTGGTTATTAAAATAATTAAAAAATGTTAAATTGTTTTGGAACTGTTTTCTTAATTGTTACTTCTATTTCTTCTCTATCTAGTAGAGATTTAGGCTCATCTGAAGTATGTATAGGGTCTGCCTTACAAATATACTCATCTTGATGAGGAATTTCATATGGCAAAGCTTTTCTTACATTTCTTGCAGAGGTCCAGTTACTTATATTTTGTTTACCTGGAACGTGTACTCTAAAACTAATACCATTAAATTCTTTAACTACTCCTACATCACCATCTGCATTATTGGTTCCCTCTGCTACAAGAACTACTACCCAATCACCATCTTTATATGTTTCAATCTCATCTTCAAGTTCATCTTTAGTTACAGAAGTTATTTCTTCTGTGGTTGCTCTCCTAAAGTGTTTTTCTTCATAACACCAATACCAATCACCGCAATCTTTAAATGTAACTCCTTTTGGGTCTTTATATCCAGTAATCTGAACAGTCCTGCCAATATATTTATCCATATCAGAGCTCCAATTAACATTACTTTCAGTGATTGTAATCCAGTCTCCAATTTTAAATTCTTCTTTCATAGGCTCCTCTAAATCAAAATCTTTTTCATAATATCTACCATTATTTTGTTCTTTACCTTTAGTGTCTATCCATTCTATGTGAACATACTTATCATTATAACCTACAACTTTAGCAGAAGAACCTTTAGGAGCATTTGTATCTCTATCGTTTATTAAATATACAGTATCTCCAAGTTTAAACTTTCTTACTTTTTCAAATACTACTTCTTTTTCTTCTTTTAGAACATACTTTTTAAATTGATCTAAAGTTATTTCTGTGTAGCTTATAGGAAAATTTTTAGTACTGCCTGTATGATAACCTGTATCTCCACATATGTATCCACTATCTCGCCAATCTCCACAACCTTTAAGTAGTGCTTGTCTCCATTCTCTTACTATTCCTGGGCAACTATTTTCTTGTACTTTTATACACCATTTCTCAGGTAATATAAATTCTTTAATCTTATCAGGATGTCCATCTGGAAGATACTGTTGAATTTCTGATACAGGTACTTCAATGAAAGTATGCGTAGCACTTCTCCAATCTTTTATTTTGCGGTAACGACCATCTATAATACTTTCAGATTCTATAAACCTATTTCCTTCAGTTTCTGCATATTTAAAGTACCAACCCAAAACATCTTCAATTCTATACCACTTACCTTTTTCAAATTTAATATTTTCTTTACTAACTACTTTATCTATTAAGTCTTCAGACTCTACTAATGTTCCTGTAGGTTCTTTCTCAAAAAGATACCATTCTTTATAACGTTTATGCCAACCTATCCAACACCATCTATTTTTTTCGGGTATAACCTCATACGAAGTAATACATTCATCCACAGGCTCTCCAATCTCTCTTAGATCTTCAGCCATATCTCTAAGTTCTGCATTAGATCCTATTTTACAATAATACTTTCTGTTCATTTCATACTGTATTTAATTTTTTAATTGTTTCATTAAACTTTTCCACATATTTAGGTACATTATATTTAACGCCATATTTATTTACACCTACTTTTCCTTTCCATTTAGGGCTACCACTATTCCAAAAACTAGCTATTTCAGAATCTGTAAATCCTGCTTTAACTAAATTTTCTATCTTTTTTCTAGCTATTTTATCTTGATTTTCAGGAGTCATTGGTAATAACTCTTTAAAGTATAGATAACTGTACATTCTATAAGTAGCTCTAGTAAATTGATACGCTCCTATTTCCCCAGATTTTCCTTTAATGGTATAATCTCCTCCACTTTCTACAATTTTTATAGCTTGTAATAACAAATCTACTCTTTTATTAAAAGCAATTTCTTCTTCTATAATTTTTACAATTTGTTCAAATCTATTATTTCTATACTCTTTATCTAATATCGGAGCCAGAGTATTAAGGTGGGCTCCTAAAACAATAAAAATTATTAAACATATTTTCTTCATAATTAAATAGTTAAAATTAATCTGCAAAGATAGTACTTTTCTTTATACTATCAAAAGCATGTCGCATTAGTTTAAGTTCTTGATTGCCTCCTCTTATCAAGGTAATATCTTTCAACCAACCTATTTCTAAAAGTTTCCCATCTGGAAGTACTACTGAAGAATGAACTGGAGGAGAATAATTAATAATCCAGTATTGTATAACTTTTAAAAGAAATTCAACTTCTTCTTCTTTATTTTTAAAAGAATGTTTATCCTTTAAAGCTTTTCTAAATTCTTTCTCTGTCATTATTCTTGTATATATTCTTTCAAGTATATATCAATTACAGCTTTAGTTTTTTCTAAATCCTCGACGAACTCTCCCTTGTAACGACATCTTATTACTCTCTTTATAATATCAAACTCATAAGAATTTAACCCCAACTCTTCTGCAATACTGTATAGAGTAAGTTTACCTTTATAATAAGGTTTAACATTATTAGTAGGAGGGTCTGTTACATATTCACTATATTCTAAATTTGGTTCTGCTTTAAAATAAATATTTGAAGCATCTATTTCAAATGTTTTATCTGATAATCTAGAGTGTACCATAGCTTTACCATCTTTACAGAATAAAACACTAACAGCTAATTTTATATCTTTATGCTGTTCTACTGGTTCTTTTAAATATCCATATGCCATAATTATTTATGTATTATTATTCTTTTTTCTAAATTACTGTATAATTCAGGAGTCATATGTTCTGCTCTAGGTAACTCTTTGAAAAAATTACAGGCCCCGTCAAAATACAAATCTGTCATTACAGAACTGCCCCTCCTATTAAGTATTACTGATAATTCTCTGTAAGAGTCTTTTAATCTAGTTATATCATACCCTTCCCATTCAGCCCTTCTAAATCTAAAAGGAGAAAATAACCCCAACATCATATCTACATCTCTACCTGTAAGTTTATTATCAGCAAGACCATTAGCACTGGGTCTTAACATATTGGCTTGGGCATGTTCTACACTTTCTTGCTGGGCCATTTGCTGTTGGACGTTGACTACAATATATTTCCACCTATCTCTCATAGCAAGAGAATAGTGTGATGAAAACTTACTCATAGCTTCATGTAGACTCTCTTCTTTTTCAGGAGTTAGAATTGATAGATGGTCAGTAATAATTACTACAAACTCATCGGGATCATCCGGAACATATCTTATAATTTTTTTGGCCTCTTCATGTAATCCTTTTTCTATCCATTCCGTATTAAGAATTTTACCATCTTTATCTATGTAATGTCCAGAACTATGGGCATAATCTCTAACAGTTTTATATATACCATAAGGATTTCTTATACTATCTATAAATTCTACTTTAGAAAGAAATTGTTGCATAGTAGGTTTTAATTCTTCAATAGCTTGTACTATGGTATCTTCTAATACATAATGCTTAAAAATAGAGTCCATTTTGTCAGGACTAATTCTTATATTCTTGTATATGTACAGAAAATAGGATAAAGCCTCTTTTATTTTATCATCTTTAGACATCTCTAAACTAAAGTAAAATACTTTCACCTTAATATTAGTATCTGTTTCTGTTACAAACCTATAAGGTCCATAAAGAAACATAGAATCTGTAAATTTTGTCTTACCAATTTTTGTTCCAGCTGTTGTAATGATGAGCCTTCCCTTTTGAATTCCTGGTATTTCTTCACTGAATCTTGGAAAAGGGAAAGGTATTGATATATCTTTCCCCTGTTCTCTTAATCTTTTATTCTCTAAAATCTGCCTATAAACATTATCAAATAATGCTATACTCTTTGAGCTGTCCAATCTTTAACCTCCTTTACCTTAAATTCATCGTTAAAGTTTTTATTCTCTAAATATGTTCTAGCTTTTCTACAGAATTTCTTATCATTTAAACTACTATAATAAGATTGTACCTTTTCTACAGCTAATTCTTTTTCTTTAGATTTTAACCTTTTCCAGTATTTTTCAGCAGCTGCCCTATCTGTCTTCGCTAAGTGAGTTACAGTGTGGTAATGGTTCCAGAACTCCTCGAATGTAACACTTGCTTTAGACTCAAATAGCCCCCTACCCTTACCTCTTAATTCATATCCTTCTTCTGTAGATTTAATCCACATTTCTAATTCTAAATTACGTAGAATATTTTTATCAGATATTAAATATTCTTCTGGATTTTTTCCAGAATTTATTAAAGCAAGTACAAAGTAATCTTCTACAAATAATCCAGACTCTTTAAGTTTTTTTAAATCAATTACTAATTCCATATTAAACCTTGCTTACTAGATTTATAAAATCTTTTCTACTCATTTCTATACTATCATCTGTAATATTTATTTGTATAGAAAATTTTACGGGAGATACGGATTCTTTCTTTTCAATAGTATCATCTGCTTTCTCAATAATTTTATCTACTACAGGAGTTACTTTATCTGTAACCGGAGTATTCTTCTTTAGCATTTGTTTTCTATAGTTTCTTTCATCATTAAATAGAGCTGTAGCCATTCTAATATTAGGGTCTATAGAAGATTGCCATCTAAATGTTTTAGCCCCCTCCATTTTAACTATGCCTTTTTTAATAACCATCTCTATAAAAGGGTATGTTACTCCGTACCTATCAATAATATTTCTTTTACTATAATGCAGGTTAGACTGCATAAATTTTAAAGCTGCACATCTATTTTGAAGTGCTTTTTCATTACTTATTCTCATAATTCAAAAGGTTTATTAGTTTTAAAATTAATCTGGATTCCTATATTAAGACCTAGCCACCTAAAGGCTAATCCTACACCTATAGTAGAAGGAATAAGATCTCCATTATTATCTATCCAAGTTTCATTCATTTGCCTATCTATAAAGAAAGATAATGAGGGTAGCAGCTCTATATCAAAGGATTTAGAATATAGTAAATGGTATTCTAACCAACCTTCAAATCTTTCAAATTTATATTTATAGTTATCCATTAATTCTTTAAGTTCTTGTATTCCTTCTTTAGTTTTCTTTTCCATTTTCTTCTTGTATTAAAAGTAAAGTTTTATATAATCCGTGTTCTAAAGCTTTTTCGTAAGTTTCTAGTTTCCATAAAGGCTCTAATTTACTATCTAAAGAATCTATTATTTCATAGTTAAATAATGGATAGTAAGTACTAGTTTTTTCATGAGGAGTGCTAAAAATAGTTACGTGTTTATTACATTTCTCTCTACACCACTTCTGTAACTCACACATCCATAAATAGTATCTTAAATCCTCTTTAAGACTGTGTTTCCAATTAGTATCTGTAAACATTTGAGAAGTAAATCCTATCTGTTTACTAGTTGCTAATTCTATTAGTTTAGTTTTCATAATACAATTTTTATTGCAATTCCTACTCCTACTCCCATTAAATAAATAAAAGTAAGAATAGCAAAAATTTCAAAATTAGACCATTCACTTTCTTTGTGGGCATAATTATCCTTAAGAGTGTACCTTTTTAGGCTCTTCCATTCCATATAATTCATGTATTAATTTTCTTTCCTCACTATAAATTATAGGTTCTAAATACTTCACTACATCATCCTGTGAAATATCAACCTTAAATTCAGTTCTTAAAAAGTTAGTTAGTTCAATATAATCATCGGAGTTAAGTTTATTTTGAGCTGCTTTAATTAGTTCTATTTTAGTATTCCAATTAACTTGTACTAATTCTGTAATTTGGTTAGATTTAGTTGTTGTATTCATGTTATAATCCTTTGTATAGGTTTCATTTTTGAAATCACACTTACCCACTAGTTGTGCGTAATGCTAAGAGACAATCTCCCACCCATACTCGTTAATTAACTTTTGTTCCAAATCATTAGCAAGCTGTTCATTATCTACCCTCACGCTTTCCATATAGGCAATCAAAGCCTTTTGAGCATGTGGGTCTTTATCTAACCTTAGTACAAAATAATCAGCGTTCGGGTCGGGGGGATTCCCGTTTGCTTTGCTGATAATGTACTTCTTTTCGTAACCACCTTGTTTGTAATTTGCCACCGCTAAAAAATTAAATTATTTATCACTCGTATTAACTGTATTGCGTAATTGTCGCACGTTTCATATTGCCGACCGTTATAAAACATTTCGCTAAACATCATCTATATGTATATTTGGTTGTCCTTTTTTAACCGTAAAGCGTACTGGGATAATTTTTCCATCTAAGTCGCTCAACGATTTTATAACAGCGGGTGTAGCTAATTGCTGGGCTGATTGCCATCGTTCAAAATTACCACGTAATGCACTTAACAAAAACTGACATTCCTTGCCATTTAGTAAGTATAATGGCGTAATTATTTCTTCAAACTCTTCTGCTTTCATAATATGATTATTATTAGTTAATACTTGCAACTAGCAACACCCGCCTCCGTTAGCGGCAAGCTTGGACTTCTTGCATATTTTTAAACATACTCCAAAATGACCTAGATTTTAATTCGTAAACACGCCCATCTTTATTATGAATTACCTTAATGAATTTATCTTGATTTTCCTTAAACTCATTAATTTCAGTTTCATTTAAGTCTCTGATGTATAAGTTAGGGTAAACAACTCTATTATATTCATCATATTCTTTAAAGTCTTTTAACTTATGTTTATCTACATCATTTTTATGAACTGAAATGAAATAATCTCTTGTAAACATATCTATTCCTTTAATCTTAGGAAATGTAGTGCTTACATTTACCGAAAAGCATATTTGATTATCAAATAATACTTCAAAAATTGTTTTTCTTTTCATTTTAATTTTTTTAATGCCAGTCGCTAACAAGCGTTGTAGTTTATTTGGGCTTGACTTGATTAGTGTTATTTTCGTTTCAATAATTGTGTTTAGTTTTTTTAGATTATAATCTCATCAATACTATTAGTATAAGTAACCTCAATATCTCCTTCCCTCTCTTTTATAGCGGAGAAGAATTTATTAAACCATTGTTCTGCTTGAGTATGTAAAGGTACTATAATAACTATATTAGCAGTTTCTTCAGTCTTTAATCTATGAGTTCTACCTATTTTCTGTAAAGTATCTATACTACTACTATTAAAACTTTCTACAATAGCCCAGTTAACATTAACTAGATTAAGTCCTAGGGATAAAGTTCTTACGGCACTTAATTCTCTAATAGTTCCTTTATCAAACTGCTCCATAAGAGACTTATTCTCTTCTTCAGGTTTATTACTGTGTACAGAATACTTTGATATTCTATCTGTCTGAGCTGTTAACTCTGAGAATAGTAATACTTTATTATCAGGATTAATTAGTATCTCATTCTTTATTTTATTAGCTATATCTGCACTACTGGTTAAATTCCATAGAAAAGATTTCCTGTATTTAATAGCATTTAGATACTGTATAGCTGCTTTTTTCTGTTCTGGGGTACCTTCACCTTTCCAAGCCCATAGTCCTGCATCTGTAAACCAATCCTCACTACCTGTATAAGCCATAGCTCTTTGCCCTTTCTTTAACTGAGCTGATAAATAATCATACTGAGTTTTTTCTCCTACTTTAAAAGGTTTTTTCTTGGTGCCAGCTAGTACTTGATATTCATCTGTAAGTTCGTACTGATAAATAAAGTACCTTTTCTTATTGATTAATCCATCTTTAGCACTATCATAGTATTCATATACTATAGGTAAGTATGTTTGATAAAATAAAGCTTTATCTGGATTATCTAGATTTGGTGTACCTGTCAATCCTAATACAGGTATATTAAGTTCTCTAGCATTAATTATTAATTGTCCGTAAGCTTCAGTTATACAGAGATGGGCTTCATCTACAATAATGAAATCAAACTGTTGTATTTGTTCTTTAGTCCATCGGTAGGTAGTTTGTATATTCTCTATTACTATATTATTATCTAAAGTAACAGCATTGTTTACAGGAACAGACCAATGATTAGAATCAATTTGAAATATTCCCCATTTTTCTAACTCTTTTCTCCAACTATCTTTAAGATTAGTTCTAGGACTAGTAATAAGTATATTTTTAAAGTTTCCTTTTTTGATACAGTCTATACCTACTTTACTTTTTCCGCTTCCCATATCCAGGCAAGCTGTTGAGTTATAACCACTTGCAACTATCTTTTCTAAAGCTTCTGATTGTATTTTGTTTTTTAGTTCATTTGTTATCATATAATATTGTTAGATTTAGATTGAAAAGGGTAGTTAGACTACCCTTTTATTTAACCTATTAAAAAATCTGCTATTGCTTCTAATTCTGCTAATTTTCCTACTTTGCATCCAAATTTTATCTTACAAGTTGCATAGTCACTTATATTATGGTTTATTGCATATCCGGCCAATTTAGGAGGATTGTACACATAATCAATAACTTTTTCAATATCCTCTAAAGTAACTTTACCATAAGATGTAGCAGCTGCTTTAGCTTCTTTGTCACAAATAAATTCTACATCTCCAAAGTATAGAGATTTTTTAGTTTCTTCTTCAGCATAGAATTCTTTAGCATACTTTATAGCTTTATCCCAATCTTGAGGAAGTATAAAGTGTACTAAGTTTGGTTTCCGTCTTCCACAAATATTCTTATGGAATTTAGGAGAACTACTAGTCATATATTTCCAACTGTATGAACTTGTTGGCACTAATCCTAATTCTTCTCCAAAAGCTTTTTTCAAAGATTCTGGGCCTTCAAATGAGAAATCTTCTTTTTTCATAATTTTAGTTTGTTTTAAAAATTCTTCTTTAGTAACATATTTATCAATTTTATTACAATACTCCAACCAGTCGATTTCTTCCTGAGTAGCTAATCTGAAGGTTCTATTATAAGCTTTATAGCACCAACTTTCCCTTCTATGTAAAGATCCATAACCTCCAACTATAAGATAATGACACCTTCCTCTAAAAGTATTTTTGTTAGAATCTTCTTTATTTAAAGGAATGTCTACTTTACCAATCATAAAGAAATTACCTTCCTCTACATAGTAATACTTATTTTTTTCAGGTAATTTATATTGTCCTTTCTTATATTCCATAATTATAAGTTTTTTCTAATTGTTTTCATAAATAAATAACTGTATTGCATATGTAATCCAAAATTATATATTCCATCTAAAGTACCTTTATCTATAACATTCCACACTTCATCAAATATATCTTTAGGAACTTCATTAAGATTGTACCATTTAAAGGGGCTTATGGTACGTAAGTAATCATAAGCCCTTTCTTGTAATTTATCTTTATCCATCTAATCTTTCAATTAACTGTTCTATTTCATCTAAAAATATAGCACTGTCTTCAGTATTATCAATAATGCTATCTTCTGTAACAGTTAGATCTTTACCAAATTTAGAGGCTACTTCAATAGCCTTTTTCATAATTTTAAGGTCTTTTAAAGTAATATCTTCGTAACAACCAATAGATACTTTACCATCTTTAAATTTAACATTGTAACCTGCTATTTCCATAGATTCTTCTTCTTTTAGTAATTCTTTACTAAAAGCTTCAGCTTCTTGTAATGTTGGGAACCATTTACATTCTTTGTCTATAGTTAATGTACATAGCTTATCAATATTTCCTTCAAAAGGAAGTGATACCTTAACTACAGTTGAACTGCATCTCCTTATTATAGTATCAACAGTACCTTTAGAATGCCCTCCATAAGCTTTCAAAAATACAACATAAGTACCTATAGACCAAGATTCAACTTCTTCTAATTCAGATGCTGCTTTTAAACATTCATCCCATTGTTGAGGTAAAGTATAGATATTACAATAACGTACATTACTAGAAC